CTTCACGAGTGCCCGCCCGCATATGTTCCGGAAGTGCTTCACAAATCCGGACGTGGCAGGAAGCGCCTCCAACTCGACGGAAGCCCGGCTCCATGGGTTTAGACTTCATGGTAATTCCCTTTCTGGTTGTTTTCCAGGCCCGAAATCACACGAGTGTTCGCGCCAACATGAAGCCCGCGGACATTTTCGCCTTTGAGGGGCACGATGTGATCAACCACAACATCGACCCCATTATCTCGACACACTTTCGCGATCGCGTAATTACAAGCAAGGATTTGTCGGTCCCACCACCCGAAGTCTTTGGCGGCCTTCTCAGATACCAGCTGATTTCGAATCCGGGCACGAATAACTGCTTTCGCGGCCTGCTCCGGACGGGTGTTGAACTCCTTCATGTACTCTCTATGGACGAGTCCTTGCCGATACGCCCGACGATAGTCCTGATGACAACCGACACACCCACGATTGTTTTTCCGGCGCAGCCCGTTCAATTCGGGGTGACTACCACAAACAGTCCCGAGATACTGGGTACCTTTGATGATCAGCCCAACCATGCCGCGCCCTCAAATTGCGGTCTTTCGACCGGTTCGGCATTCTTCTTGCCCGACACGACACCTGGAAACAACTCCGTAAGAGCCCAGAACAACGCATCAGCGCGGTTCGGAGAATTCGGACCCAGATATCCGACGGTCGAGAATGCCGTTAATTCGTCTTCAAGGGGCTGGAAAACCCCCACATGACGAATCTTGCCTTGCTCATATAATGCCGAGAATGGCTCAGCGCGAACGACCTTACCACGAGTGGCTGTCACCATCTTGAACGGTGTACGCGGGCGCGAGGTCATGATCACATGTTTGACCATCGCACCGCCGTAGTTCACTTCACCGACCATGATGTCAGCTTCGTGACGTTCGAACGCACTCGTTGCAATCTTCCCCCAAACGGCGGGGCCCGCCTTGCAAGTGGGGTCTTCCAGCACGTATGCGATGCCATCCACTCCAAGCCCCGCGACCATGATACCAATTGCGTCGTTGTCCGCGTTGTCACGATCACCGCTACCCGATGGGTCGACTGCGACAACGATACGTTGCATGTCGGGTAGCTTACCGTCCAGGACACGCCACTTGTCAATAGTCTCGTCAGTAAAGAGAGCATTTGGAGTGGCATCCGCAAAATCACCGTCACGAAAGCGTTTACGCATACGAGCCGACAAGGCCCCAAGGGTATCCAAGTACCCAGCCGTCAGATTCTCCCGGTTATCTTCCGGGTTCATCTTGAAGTATGCGTAATCGCTCGGGTTTGGTAACGGTTGCCGTGTTTCAGGGTCTTGCTTCTGGATGAACTCCCGGTAAGTCCAGTGATTCTTGTTGGTGGGATTGCAGTCGTAGAAAGCGCGGGGCTTGAGGATGCCCGTCACAACTTCCTTGTCACCATCCATCACCTTGGTTTCGGCAAGCTCGGCCAAACGGGTGATTGCTGTGTCTCGTGCCTGCTTCGGAATCTGACTGGCCTCATTAAAGAGCATAGTAGAATACTCTTGGCCCAGAATCTTTTCAGTGCGCTCCTTGTCATCCAAGCCCCCAAACCAAAGCTCCGACCCGTTGGGGAACGTCACATACCAATCCGTCTTGGACAGGTTGTACGTCACTTCGGGGAAGCATAACTTCATGACCTTCGGAAAGGTGCCCAGAATCACCGACGCCTTCAAGTGATTAAAGCGGAACCGCAGAATGCAGTGGTGCGAATTTGGTGCCTTGAGGGCCCGCAGGACGATATTCCGAACGTGGAGGAACGTTTTGCCCGAACGGGACCCACCGTAAAGCATGTTGTGCGTGGCCCCACCCGCGAGGATGGTTTGCGCCTCTAACTGCTTCTCAGTGAATTTGAAGACCCGATCAGCCATTTTTCTTGGCGTCCTTGTGCTTGAAATACTCCACTTGCGCGAGACGCTTCAACGCTTGGCCCTTCGTCAGATTGGGCTTCGAGAGTGGCTTGCCCAACTCCGACAGCACTTTATATCCTTGAGGGGTCTTGCGAATCATCAGATGCTCGCGTCTTGATGGGTTGTGATCGAAATCATGACCATCGGATTGCCCGCACCGGCTCCGGAACCACCCTTCGCACCGGCTCCCTCCTTACCAATGTACAGGCCTGCGACACGCCCGCGAGCTTCTTCGGCATTCAAAGCGACCTTTAGTTGACCCTGATCTTTCGCAAGGTCCCGGATATCCGCCAATTCAACCAGATGCGAGCCCAAAGATACCAGGGCGTTCTGTTGCACTGACTCCGTGATATCACGAATACGGAGGGCAATCTCCGGACGGGCCATCAAAGCGCGGGCCTTGGCCACCGGAGTGGTGTCGCCAATCCCAAACGCCTCCTCATACGCCTTCCGCAAATTGCCGCCATACTCGATCACGGCAAGGGCAAACATATCCTCCTTGGCCGTCAACGGGGGCAACTCCGGAGCAAGTTCGACAACCTGACCACCTGAAGCCGATACTTCATATACTTCGGCGACAGGAGCGAGTTCCGTAGACATAGGCGTGAGTGTAGCACACACGAGGAAGCGTGTCAAGTACCTGGAAGAGTGATTACACGGGGGAGAGGCGGAGCCCAAGGAGCGTGGAGCACGAAGTGCGGGACATAAGTTACAAAGCTTGAAAAATGCCGGTCTACACGGGTCCTCCGGCCAAGCACCGGATTATCGCGACGAGGCTCAAGGCTCCGGGTACGGAATTGCCAGTACCTCTTCTGGCGTGCCCCTGGCACGGGTCTTGCTTCAGGCTCTGATGTTAGTGAGCCCTAATTCACACTTCGGCCCCTTCCGTTGGATGGCCAACAGGCCCAGAACCCTGGTCCAAGCCCGATGCTCGACAGTGCTTCAAACACCAGTCGGAGGGCCAACGTTGATGATGGCGACAGCCCCGGCCCCCACTACCCTCCTCCCACGGCACACATGGGGGCTCCATATCGTCTCCGTGGACCCTGGAGCTGTGATGTATAGGGTGGTATCGGATCCACTATGTGACAGCTCGGAACCCACATCTGTCATATCTATAGGAGTGGGTAGGATGGGGTAGGAGCGGCCCGGGACAGGACTACCTCTCCGACACCTGGATGGGGTAGGAGCGCAGCCTGGAGTATCCTCCTATACCTCTACAGGCAGAACCCCAGCACTATATACCGGGCGACCCGCTCGCCGCCTTCGGCACCCCCACCCTGGTGTGTCACCTCTATGCGACAGCCCGTCGTCCCCGGTCCGTGAGCACCGGGAGAGGAGAGTAGAGCCTACTCCAGGTCCGGCGTCTCGGGTCCGTCATATAGTGGGTCCTCCCTCGTCGGTGTCTCCTCCAAGGGGCACCAGACATCGTTTCCGCGACGTTCGCGATATTCCTGAATCAGCTGAACTCGGGCTGCATTCCAGTATCGCCCGTACATGCTCGATGCGATTTTGACATCCCCACCGTCTTTCATGTAGAGGTCGACAGCACGACGACGAATTGCAAGCTTAAGCTCTTCATTCATCTTCAGATGTTCACGACGGTCGGCCAGCGCCTTTTTGCGTGCTTCTTTCGCTTCAGGTCGTTTGGCGCTCTTTTTGCGGTATTCGCGTTCACAGGCGATACACCCGTGTGTTCTTTTACGCCTTTTGCCCCCCTCATGCGGATGCTTCGCGCAGATTTTGCCGAGGAAGTAGTTCGGCCCCACCGATGCAGTGACGGTCAAGCTCTGTTGTTTCACGTGGAACTCCTTTTCCGGTTGGTGTGTGAGCAGATAGTGTACCATGAGAGGGCACTACTGTCAATCCCCCTGCTTCGCCTCTTCCTGTTACATTTTGTTGCAATTCCGTGGCCTCCAATTACTTGACGCCCGCTTCTCGCTCTGTTATACTGGACGCATAGTCAATAGGAGATAATCATGACGGAACGGAAGACCGAAGCAGTCGCGAAGAACACGGAAGCCCGGCTGGCTGACGCATATGAAGCGGGCGAGAAGCGTGCCCGTGAACTTGGTCCTGTCCACTTCGCCTCTGAGGTTGAAGAGGCTACGAAGGCCGGGTTTCCGCCAGAGCATCAGCTGCACTGGGCGTTCTGTAACGGCTTCGCCTACGGACGTCGCCCACGCTGACCCCCTAAGGTGGGGGGATTGACAAGCCCTTCGCCCTGTGTTCCAATTAAATTGTTCCCACCAATAGCCCTGATAGGAGATTTCAAAATGGCAACCACCAAGCGTGCAGCAGTCAAGCCCCTGAACACGACGCCCGCAGGCATCCGCAAGGCGAGCGAAGCCGAGAAGGCACGCAAGATGGCCAGCAAAAAGGCCCTCCATGCAGCAATCGACGCCGAGAAGCAAGCGGCCAAGCCCGTGAAGCCCACCCCGATTGAGCCGACGCCCGAAGAACTGCAAGCGAAGCGCGACGCCGAGCATGCAGCCTATCTGCAAGCACTCCGCGTCGACGCCGAAGCCCTGGGCGTCGATCCTGAAGCCTACATCGCCGAACAACTGAAGCCCGTCAAGACAATATACAACGGCCCGATGCTGGCACTCAAGGCGGCCCGCAAGACCTACGTGAAGGCGAAGAATGGCATCCAATGCAACGGCGATGACCTCGCGATGATCTGCGGCGAATTCAGCCGGGAAGTGGTCGTGAAGGCCCTGATTCGCGTCCTGGGCCTGCCCGGCAACCCGTACAGCGCCCTGAACCCGGGCCAGCAGTCGATGAATCTGCGGAATAAGGCACGTCACGCCCTGAAAAATGGGCTTGTGACGTCAACCCAGATCGCCGCCGCCCTGCAAGCAGCCTCGAAGGAGTAAGTCATGCGCTCGGAATACGCCGCAAACCAAGAACTGGCACGGGGGAAGACCCCTTCCAGCTGGATGAAACCCGCCCCCGCACGTGCACGCACGAAGAAATGCTGGCTGGCTCGAATCCTGGGGGTCTTCAAATGATCACGGAAGATGAAATCACCCAAGTCATGGCGGACACGGGCATGGACCGGCTGCAAGCTCTAAGGCATCTGCAGACGCGGAAGCAATTACAGGTCAAGCCCGACCCGTTCCCGCTGGGGAAGAGTGCGTATGACGTGCCGGAACAACACACGCCGAAGAGGGATTGACAGCTGTCTAGCGCTGTGTTTTAATAAAATCTTAGATAGAGCAATAGGAGCCTGAGAATGAGCCATTCCACGAGGGAAGCAGCACTCGAATACCGTGCAGCAGTGGTCGAAGCCGCGCTGAAGTATCGCGCGATCGCACACAACCGCCCGTATGGGCAGACGATTGAAGAGCACCGCTCGAATGACGAACGAGTCGGGATGGCTGAGATTAGGCTTGAAGGAGCCCTCCTGAAGGCGGGGTTGATGAAGCCGGAAGACGCGATTGAAACGATCTTGATTGATGCAGATAAAATCGTCGTCGAACTGGAAGACCGCTTCATCAATGTCCCGACTTGACAATAATTAGAATTCCATGACTAAAATCCACAACGGGGACACGGGGCTGCTGGAATCAGCGGTTCGCGTATTGACGGGGGCGAGTAACACCTTTACCGTTAAACCTTGGAGAGAAATCATGGTCAATAGCCGCAATAGTAGCACTGTTTCACGTGAATCCAAACCCGAAGCTGTCGAGCTTCCGCAACTCGGTCGGCGTGCGACCGATAGACTCTTGGCAGCTGCCCTGGTGAAAGGACTGCCATTAACACTTAACGAGGACGATATGGCAAAAGCACAAGCAGTTGAGAAGCAAGCCGCTCTCAAGACCGCCACCAAGAAGGCAGCCGCAAAGGGCATCACACGCCCGAAGCACAAGCCCGCTGTTGTGGAAGAGCAACAACCGAATACCGAAGCAGGCGAAGCCGAGGGGGTTGACAGCCCTGATTCCGGCGTGGTACACTCGGGGTTCTCAGTTTTTAATCAACCCCTGAAGGAGCCCGCCATGACTGAATCCACCGAAACCCGCCAAGTCTCGCAAGCCCAGCTGGACAAGGAAGCCGCCGTGAAGGCGAAGATCGAGGCCAAGGCCGCGAAGCTGGCAGCCGTCGCTGAAGCGAAAGCCAAGCGCGAAGCCGCCGCAGCCGAGAAGAAGGCCGCTCGCGAAGCGAAGGCCCAGGAGACGGCCGCCGAGCGTGAAGCCCGCATCGCCGCCCTCAAGGAATCCGGCAAGAACTACGTGGGCTCGATGCTGGCGCTGGCCGACCGTGTGAAGCAGGGTCTGTACGTGAAGTCCGCTACCGGCCAACTCCGCTCGACCGATGCGCTGGCCGAAGCTCTGGACGCCGTGCCCCCGGAAAACGTGGTCAAGCTGGGTACGATGCTCTTCGCTGAAGAGAACAAGTACACCGCCCTGAACATCGGTCAGCAATCGATGAACTACCGCAACCGCATGCGCGGCGCGATCAAGAAGGGTACGTTCTCGCTGGCCGATGTCGTGGCCAAGGTCGAAGAGCATGGTTTCGCTACCGCTCATGCCGAACTTGAAGCCAAGGCGAAGGCCAAGGCCGAACGTGAAGCCAAGGCAGCCGCCGCGAAGGCCGAGAAAGAAGCGAAGGCCCAAGCCGCCGCCGGAGCCAAGGCGAAGAAGGTCGCTGAGCCGGAAGTCGCCACCGCCTAATCGGCGGTGTGAAGCCAGAGCCGAAAGGCTCTCCCCGGGGAGTTACAGCCCCGGCGACTCGCCCCCGTAAGGGGCCACCTTCATAGCCCTAATAGGAATTCAAAATGCGAATCAATGTCTACAGCCAAGAGCTTACTAGCGAAGTCATCTTGGTCGAGAAGGAATCGAATACCGGCGTGATGTATAGCGCTGTGCAACTGATTCTTCATAGTAGTGAAAAGCTCCACCACCCGCCGAAGGACGACGACCGCAGTGCAGTTACGTTCTGGCTTCCCCGTTCCGAGGCCCGGCGCCTTGAATTAGCAGATGCCTTTGATCGAATGGCTGAATTCGTTAGGACGGCACGCCCTGAAACGGGACTCGACTGAAGAGGGGTTGACAGCCGTTTAGCGCTGTGTTCCAATAAAGTTTCAGTCATCCGATAGCCCAAATAGGAGATACCATGGCAACTGCCCCGAACTTGCATCTTGCTCCGTCGCCTGACGCCAAAGTCATCAAAGTGGTGATCGGTCAGCAATACGGCCAAGAGGTCATCAAGCCCGCGTCGCCCGAAGCAGAAATCTTCTGCGAAATCGCCTGCACTAAGACCCTGACGCGTCGAATGGTCGAGCAGATCAAGCGCCTGGGCTACCGCATCGAAGTCATCCCCACCGAACCGAAGGAACTTTAACCATGAACCAGAAATATGAATTCGTTGAAAACGATACGAAGACTTCTTGTGATGGCCACACTCTGAAGCGCATTCGTGCACTGGTCGCGATTGGGATTCTGGCGTCCCCTGGCGATCTTGGTGGGTACATCGAAGCCGAAGCGAATCTTTCGGTGTCTGGTAACGCTTGGGTGTTTGGCGATGCTGAGGTGTCTGGTAACGCTGAGGTATCTGGTGACGCTCGGGTGTTTGGCGATGCTGAGGTGTCTGGTGACGCTCGGGTGTTTGGCGATGCTGAGGTGTCTGGTGACGCTCGGGTGTCTGGTAACGCTGAGGTATCTGGTAACGCTCGGGTGTCTGGTAACGCTGAGGTGTCTGGTAACGCTCGGGTGTCTGGTAACGCTGAGGTGATGTGGTTTTCAAGGGTAGGTTCTGAGAATGGTACTTTGACCGCATATCGGGGCAAAGACAATACAATCATCGTGACTCGGGGCTGTTTCCTTGGTACAGTCGAAGAGTTCGAAGCAGCTGTTGCTCGAAGGCACGGCGATTCTAAAGTGGGGCTTGAATACAAGCTCTTGGTTCAAGTCATTCAATTGAGGCTCGCAAAATGACCAAGTTCAAAGTTCTCAACAATGACTTCCTCGAAATCGGGCGAGTTGACGCCGTGACTGCTGAAGCTGCTCTGTCGAAGGCCAAGTCTGATCCCAAGATCAAGCGTCAATGCTTGAATCCCATGGTCGAGGAAGTGAAAGCCCCGATCCAAGATTCCCGTGTTCGGATGTACCGGCAATGAAAGCCCTGGTTTGTCCCCCGTGTCACGGGAATTGTGATCAAGGTCGGGCTTGCCCGGCTCCCCCTGTTCGCGATCTGAGCTATTGGAAGCGCTCGATCGTCCAAAACCCGTTTGTGAAGATCGAGCGTTGTTCTGACCCAATGATGTGGTACGCTTCCAAGGTCGGTCAAGATGTCTTGATTGAACGGGTCGACCGCAACGGGTTGTGGGCACGAGAGGGAGGCGAGTACAACGCCATCAACATCATCCGTTTTTCGGATGTCTAAGACGGTTCACAAGAAGATACCCCGGCCTCTGTCTTACTGGTTGCGGCACAAGCGTCAGAAGTGTGAGTGCTTGGGGTATTGGTTTCCTCATCGCAAAGGTGGAGGAGCTTGTGAACATTCATCAAAGGTAGACTATTATCGCGCCCTGAGACAGGGACTTTCCCAAGCTGAGGCCATGCAGTTGCTGTCTACGTCTGACTTGGGAAAGCTCTTCCCGCTGCCTGATTCAATCCCGTCCGACGACTCGGACATCCCATTCTGAGGACCAAATGAAGAACGACATCGATGTCACCTTCGACACCAAAACGCGACGGCTGGTGTTCAAAGCCCCCTTTCACATGAGCGACGTTATTCGGGGGTTCCCATCGCGTCGCTTCGATCCCAAGGGCAAAGTCTGGAAGGTGCCGCTTGTCAAGGCGAACATTAATCACCTGCGCGAGGTCTTTCATTTGTACCCGTTCAACGTGTCGACCGAAGCCCAGGCAGCTTGCGCCGACCACGAAGCGTTGATGGCCGGCCCCAAGTATGTGCCTTTCCCCCGTCATGTCTACGACTTTAAGAAGTCCCAGCTTAAATATGATCCGATGCAGCATCAAGATAAGATGCTCGATTTGTCGTACGGGCTGAAGGCGTCAGCATGGTTTGCCAAGATGGGGACGGGTAAGACGTTTGCAGCTGTTCACCTTGCGA